TGACCTGGGAGACCGGTGGCTTGGCGTTGACAGGGGTGGTGTCGGAGGGCTTGTTCAGCCCGGTAGGAGTCTGAACTGGAGATGCCGGAATCTCGACCTGGTTGGTCGTGTCGGGCTCCATGGGCTGGATGTCGAGCTCCTCGTCGGCCGCCATGTCGGGCCGCTCGGGTGCGCCGATCGTCCTGAGGAGGTAGTTCTCGAGGTTCGTGTCGGGGAAGAGTGGCATGCCGGCCCCCGCGTAGGCGGTGATGGCCTTGGAGATCTCCATGAGGTCGATCGAGCCGACATTCCCATGGGTGATCTTAGGGTAGTCGGTAATTCGGAAGTCGTTCATGTCAAACAGGCGCGGGATCGCGTAGAAGTTGAACACGTCGGTGATGATGTCTAGGAACCCGGACAGGGCTGTGCCAAAGAGACCCTGGCGGGAGCCCACCATGCTGGACGTGCCAACCTTCTCTTGGCCGATCAGGAGGAAGTCCGCGAGGAAGGTGCGCGCAATGCGCATGTCGTACCGGTGGATAATCTTGTCCGTATCGAACTGCCTCTGTCCCCCGGTGGAGAGGAGCTTGAGTTCATACATCGGCTTGCCGTTGGCGTCGTACATCTGGGGGAAGACCACGCCCTCCTGCTCGTCCCGGCGGATGTTCGTGACGATGTCGCGGATGAGCTGCAGGTTGTTCTTCTCGATCTGGGATGCCTGGGAGGACAGAAGCTCCGGCGGCACGAGTGCGACTGGAAGCCCGGCGAGGTCGCGCTCGACTCCGATCGCTTCGATGTTCTCGATCTGCTTCTTCATGTACCAGTCTCGGAAGCAGCCTCTGAGCAGTGACCTGCCCTCGGGGTTGTTCTTCATCACGCGCGTGCGGAAGAGCAGGAACTTCTCGACCGGGATGGTGACATGGTAATAGTGCGGGGGCGCGAGCTGCTCGACACCCTGCAGGCCTCCGTGGTCGTCGAACTGCCAGCGGTAGATGGTGTCCGTCGATCGGACCGAGATCTTCCTCCAACCGATACGGCCGTCCTGGTGCTTCGAACGCATCGAGGGATCCAGAACCTTCCCGCAGCGCCTCTTGTAGATCAGCTCCTGGACGCAGTAGCCGTAGACCATGGTCTCGTGGACGATCTCGTTGATCAGCTCGGGCCAGGTGACGGACATGTCGTCGCGACATGAGTTGAGGAAGTCCGCGGCCTCCATGTCGTACGGCTGGGAGCTTGCGGGCTTGACGCCCCAGTCCACCTTGCGGATGAGGGACTCAACTACCCAGAGGCAGGCGGAGATTGTCGCGTCGTTCCACGACATCTCCTTGTAGGTGCGGGCTCCTCCCCACTGGAGGAGTTCGGTCAGAAACTCTTCGAAGATGAAGCCGCTGAACCTGCGGAGGCCGGTTGAGCCGATCTCGCGGAAGTCGATCACCCGGGTCGGTGTGTCTGGGGTGTCTGCCATCAGGTCCTCCTGAACTCAGCCAGCTCGTCGAACTTCTGGATCCAGTAGCGGAGGCACCGGACCGTCACGCCCAGCTCCTTCGCGGCGTGCGCGCGGTTGCCCTTGTGCTTTCGGAGGCACTCGACGACGAATCGCAGCATCAGCGTGTGGATGGTGGTGGACTTCTCGAGCAGCAGGCCCATTGGCTCCAAGGTTACTGGGAAAACGGTTCCCAGGGAACAGTTATCTAACCAGCCGCTCGTATTGCTCCGCGACAAAGACTAGGTTCGCGGCCAGGCGGGCCAGGCAGAAGTATCCCTTCGCGAGCATCATCGCCTTGAAGATCTGGGTCTCGGCATCCCGGACCTCGGCACAGATGACCTTTGGTCCCTTCCAGGATCTGAGATCCGACTTGAGCAGGGTCTGGAAGTCCAGACCCTCGATGTCCATGGTGAGGAGATCGGGCCAGTCGGGTCCGAAGAGATAGGCGACCACCTTGTCGAGAGTAACGATCGGTATCTCCAGGGTCTGTTGAACGGGATAGCCCGCCGCGACCATCTCGTCCCGCTCCTTCTCGCTGAAGGTGTTACGGCCGGACTCGTCATCGAACATGTAGAACTTCTGGGTTCCGGGCGTGTCCCCGACCGCGACGCACAGGTTTTTGTCGAAAGGTCTCTCCTCCAGGAACCTATTGAACAGCTTCGGGTTCGCCTCGACGTTGGCTCCCCTCCATCCCCGATCGTAGAGGAGCTTCGTGTTCGAGATGTTTGTCGGGTGGTGGGCGCCAACATCCAGGTAGGTGCCCGTCTGGACCCCTACCAGCTCCATGACGTTCAGCAGGAACAGGTCGTCCCCGTGCTGCGCATAAGTCGTGTGTCCCCACCTCTGGTCCGGGTGTCCTCTGTAGCTCATTTCTGGATCTCCTCGAAGGCCCAAAGGCCGATTAGCGTCAGCAGGAAAATAGGTACCGCACACAGCAACATCAGCAGGATGACCATCCAGGCCACCATCTTCTTCACTCAGTACCTCCACACCGACGGGGCAGTGATTGACACCGGCGTGATGTCGATGACCTTCTTCCGGTCCAGCTTCAGCAGAGCCATGGCCGATTGATCCACCTGGTCCCAGTACTTGTTGTTCGGCACCTTGATCCACTCGTTGATGAATTTATCCACCCAGGTCTCCTCGTCCTCATCGCTGTCCCTGGGCAGGCTGTCCGGATCGGGGAGGTAGACATTGTGGGACTCGAACTGGGGGCTAGCCGCCTCCGCTCGCACGAGCTTGGATCCGCCCGCCGGCACGAGGATGAGCCCGGGGATCTTCGCCTGCAAAACATCCTTCGCCGCCTGCGCATTCGCTGCATCCTCGATGTAGATAGCGTTAAGCTGGGGATACTTCTCCCTTAACTCAGCAATCTTCTTGAGCTGCTTCGTGAAACCCATCCTCTCCCGGGGCTGCTCGACGAGGTACTTGTCAGCGCCCTTCCGCGCCCATACCCCGAAGGTATTGTAGGCACCGTTGTCAGTCTCCTTGAACGTGAGGTCGCAGGAGAGAGCCCAGAAATCGATATCCTCGGGGAGCATCCGATAAAACTTGAACCACGCCCGCTTCACGATGTCGCCGTCGGCCGGGGCCGGCCTCTGCTGGAGCTGGCCCGCCGCAGCGCGGGAGCCCATCTTCTTGAGCTGCTTCAGCTCGGGTTGGCCGAACCGCTCTGGCCACAGGAGCTCGCCCTCCTTCCTGCGGGGATCCTTCCACCCCGTGAGCGTGAAGTACTTCTTCGTCGGAAGCTCATACTCCGCTGGTAGGCAGAGGTGTTCCCAGTCGCCCTGCTCCAGGACGTGACCCGACAGGTCACCCTCGTGGACACGCTGCATGACGATCACCTTCGCCACGGTCTTGGGGTCGTTGCCACGGGAGGTCATCTCCGTGTCCCACCAGTCGATCACCCTCTTGCGCTGGGTGTCCGACTCGACCTCCATGACCTTGTGCGGGTCGTCGATGACGATCCTGTCGCCGCCCTCGCCGGTGCCCCTGCCGTCGACAGAGGTGGCGATGCGGTGGCCCGACTTGTCGTTGACGTACTTGCCCTTCTCATTCTGATCAGAGAGTAGGCTGAACCGGTCGCCCCAGTTCTCCTGGTACCAGGGTGACTGGATCACCTGGCGGCACTTCACGGAGTCGCGGAGGGAAAGGGCCTCAGCATATGATGCGTAGAGCCACCGAGTCTCTGGCCTGCCCCTCGGTCCCCACTCCCACGAGGGCCAGAATACGGACACCTCCAGGGACTTCATGTGCCGGGGCGGGACGTTGATCACGAGGTTGCGGATCTGGCCGCGGCTGACGGCCTCGAGGTGCTCGCACATGGCGTCGATGTGCCAGCCGTGGACGTACGCGCTCTTGGGCTCGACGACGTGCCAAGCCTGTCGGGTGTACTCCGAGAGGGACTCCTCAGCCATGAGCCGGAGCTCCTGCTGCTTGAGCCAGACCAGTTTTCTCTGTCTCTCCTCGAAGGTCATTTTCTTGAGCGGCTCCAGTGTGGCAACGAAGCTCTCCCAGGTGCCTTCTCGGTGCCTGGCCCAGCTTTCGCTATACGATCACGTCGATCCGTAGAACTTCAGTCCCTCCAGTTCGCCCGGGTGGCAGAAGACCATGCCGTAGGTGACATCGCCCTGTGCTGACGCCTTGCAAACCGAGGTGTGACGCTCAATCTGTCGACCGTAGGTGTCGGTTTTCTCCGCATCATCACTGACGATCACCAAGTTACAGCACGTTGGCGACCACGCTGCCGTGACCACCGCGTCATGCGGCTTCCTCAGTGAATCAATGAAAATGACGTGTTGACCGACCTTCAGTTCGCGTTCCATTTGGATTGCTCCGTTCTCGTGGCTTCATCGCCACGCGGGAGCCGCCTTTCAGGTAGTTTCTGCTGTAATCTTGGCCTGCAGTCTCTCAAGCTGGTCCATCGCCCTCGCCATCTTGTCCGGGTCAGGGCTGGCCATCAGCTCCTTGACCCTGTTCCTCAGTCTCTCCAGCGCCTTCACTCGCCTCGCCATGACTCGGTGTGGCTGTCTTGATCTCCTGTTCACTGTGCGTTCCTCCTCGCTTCAAACTCTTCGTTCAACAGCCGGTCATATTCCCTGCGTACGTCATCAAGCGTCATGTGGGCCATCAGGATCGGCCCTCCGTTCGGTCCGGTGACCTCGATCTCAGTCTTCACCTTGCCGACGATACGGTCCAGCACGGCGTTCAGGGAGAAGACGTCGCCCTTCTGGATCGCCTTCAGGACGCACGTCGCGTACGCCACCTTGATCGCCGTGGAGTTCGGGTCCTTGACGATGCTCTTCAGGGACTCCACGTTGCCGGCGATGACGTCCGCCGCCAGCTCCGCGATGTGGATGTGCGTCATCCTCTTGACGAGCTTGACCTCTTCGGGCAGCTTCGGGCGGCCCGGGCCGGCTGGCTGTCCCTTCACGAAATCCTTGCCGCCGCCGTTTTGACCCATAGCTATGACCCTAGAAGTTTTCAGGCCTTTTCGTCAAGCGTCATTCTGATGGGGCGATGCATTCTGATTTTATGCGTGGAACATAACTCTTTTGGTTGCAGCTCGCGGGTCACGGGCGGCCACTTTCTCGCCCGGCCTTGAATCCGAGCCTAAAGGCGACCCTTTCATGAATGCCGACTCCTGTTCGCCCTAGTTTGGCGCGTTCTTTGAGATATCTAGAAAGCGCGAGCATTACGGGACGTTCTTCTTCGGGCAGGTCCTTCACGATGTCATACTCATCGTTCTTGAGCCTTGTGAGTTGCTTTTCGATGATCACTTCGTCACTTGGGTTTTTGTAAATTCTTCCACTTCTCTCATCCATCTTGTTTATCCCTCTCGCCAGCGCTACGGGCGTTGGCTTTCTCCAGGCGATCCAAAGCCGTTTTGTATCCTTCTTGCCACGACACTCTCCACATGGGGCCGCAACCATTCGAGCACTCGGTCGGCTTATTGTTCGCCCCAATTGTCCCGGACTTCATGTAGATCGTTTTAGAAATCAGGAAAAAGCCGCATTTCGCACACCGGAATTGGCCAGGAATAAAGCGCTCCTCCTCAACCGCTTCGCGAAGGGCTTGGTCACACGCTAAAAGAATCCTGTCCACTAGGGCGCTTGCCTTGATCGAATCAAAAACGCCCTTGGGCAACTCGCTCCAACACATGGACGCCTCGCCGATAGCAATCCCAATAACTTCTCGTAAGTCCATCACTCCCCCTTTGCCTTTGCCGCAATC